TGGATCGCAGCCGACCCCGAGCGCACCGCGGTGATAGTGCGCGCGCGCGAGGAGGCCAGCAACCGCATGGCCGACGAGGTGATCGACATCGCAGACGGCGCAACCAACGAGTCTGAGCGTGTCGCGAGGCTGCGCATCGATGCACGCAAGTGGCTCGCGTCTCGATGGAATCCAGGCATCTACGGCGAGCGCACAGGCCCGCTGGTGCAAATAGACCTAGCAGGCGCGCATCTACGCGCAGTGCGGCCGTTAGACCAGCCAGCACCGCAAGTCATCACCATTGACACTCCAAGCAACGACAGTTGATCGATGCGTGACACCCTGTCGATGAGGGCAGGGCGTCCGTCAGCCAGCCAGGCGGCGCCGACCCCCCCCTTCGCGCCAGCAGCGGGGGCAGAAGGATTCGGCGACCCCCTACACCCCGAACCCACCCCCCGCCGAAAAAAAAATCCTACACCGCTACATAGTGTTACAATGCGACCAACGCTACCGCACCGAGCAACGATATGAGCCAGACCAAGCACGTCGCCTACTACCGAGTCAGCACCAAAGAGCAGGGCCAATCCGGCCTCGGCCTTGAGGCCCAGCGCGAAGCCGTGCGCCGCCACCTGCACGACAAGGGCTGGCCCCCGATTGCCGAACTTGAGGAAGTGGAGAGCGGGCGCAGCACCACCAGGCCAATGCTGCAGGAGGCACTCAGACTGTGCCGCACGCACGACGCGACGCTGGTCGTCGCCAAGCTCGACCGCCTGGCAAGAAACGCGCACTTCTTGAGCACCATCATCCAGTCCGGCATCCAAGTGATATTCCTCGACCTGCCGAACCTGGGCACGGGTCCGGTGCCGACCTTTATCCTGCAGCAGCTCGCCAGCGTCGCCGAACTCGAGGCCGGTCTGATCTCCCAAAGAACCAAGGCCGCGCTGTACCAGGCCAAGCAGCGAGGCGTCACGCTCGGCGGCGACCGCGGCCACAAGCCCGCAAGAACCGTCATTGAGCAAGGCGCCCGCGCACGGGTCGACCAGGCCGACGCAAGGGCAAGAGACCTACGTGTCGCCATCGACCAGGTAGTGAAAGAGGGGCACGCCAGCTACCAGCAGATCGCCCGAGCGCTTAACGCAAGACAGATCCCCACGCCGAGCCGCACGGGTACATGGGCCGCGACAACCGTCAGCCGAGTGATGAAGAGGGCGCAATGAACCAGGCCAACCAACCCAACCCATTCATCCAGTTCATCGCGGACTACCGCAACCATCCGACAAAATTCGTCGAAGAGATCCTCGGCATCAAGCCCGACCCGTGGCAGTCCGATCTGCTCGAGGCAATAGCAAGGGGCGAGAGAAAAATCTCCGTCCGATCCGGCCACGGCGTCGGCAAGACCGCCACCACGAGCTGGGCCATGATCTGGTTCATTCTCACGAGATACCCCGTAAAGGTGATCGTCACCGCCCCGACCAGCGCGCAGCTCTTCGACGCGCTCTTCGCCGAATTGAAGCGGTGGATTAAAGAGCTACCCCCCGGCCTGAACGGCCTTCTCGAACCCAAACAGGACCGAATCGAACTCCGCGCCAGCCCGACCGAGGCGTTTATCAGCGCCAGGACAAGCCGAGCCGAGCAGCCCGAGGCGCTGGCCGGCGTCCACGCCGACCACGTCCTGCTGATCGCCGACGAGGCCAGCGGCGTGCCCGAGGCGGTCTTCGAGGCCGCAGCCGGATCGATGTCCGGCCACAACGCCACCACGATCCTGCTGGGCAATCCGACCCGATCCGTCGGCTATTTCTACGAGACGCATCACCGGCTGAAGTCCGAGTGGTGGACACGCAAGGTCTCGTGCCTGGACTCCCCACGGGTATCGGATGCCTACGTCTCGGAGATGAAGTCCCGCTACGGCGAGGAGTCCAACGCATTCCGAATCCGCGTCCTGGGCGAGTTCCCCAGAAGCGACGACGACACGGTCATCCCCGTCGAGCTGGTTGAGTCCGCCCAGAACCGCGACACCCGGGCCAGCCCGACGGCGCAGACGATCTGGGGCCTGGACGTAGCCAGGTTCGGCACCGACAAGTCGGCACTCTGCAAGCGCCAAAGCAACGTCGTTCACGAGATCAGAAAATGGGCCGGACTGGACCTGATGCAACTCACGGGTGCGGTGGTCGCCGAGTACGAGTCCAGCCCCAGCAACGTGCGCCCGACCGTAATAATGGTTGACTCTAACGGCCTGGGGGCAGGCGTCGTCGACCGTCTCAAAGAGCTGGGCCTGCCGGCCCGCGGCATCAACGTCAGCGAGTCGCCTGCGCTGGGCGCGACCTACGTGAACTTGCGCGCCGAACTCTGGTTCAGAGCAAAGCAGTGGCTTGAGGCACGCGACTGCCGGATCCCCCGAGACGAACAGCTCTTCGCCGAACTTGTCGGCCCGCGGTTCAGCTTCGCCAGCAACGGTAAGATGAAGGTCGAGGGCAAAGACGAGATGCGCCGCCGCGGGCTGGGTTCGCCCGATATGGCCGATGCGTTCTGCCTGACCTTCGCCGGCAGCGCCGCCACGGCCCTGTACGGTCGCCAGGACGGGCAGAACTGGTCAAAGCCAGTCCTGAGGCGCATCCCCGGCATCGTCTGACTTTGTTGCGCTCAAAGAGCAAGCATTGCTAATCTAGTGTCAAGGCACGCCCCATATCTGGGGATAGGTCTGTCCAGGGCGAGCAATGGTCGAAGAATACGAGTCGCAGGAATACGACGACGGCGATTTTTCTGAGATCGCCGAGCTGGACGCGCCTGGCTCAATGGACGACTCCGAGATGGAGGCGATCGTCGCAGCTCAGATTCAGGACGCGGTCGACTACGTCGACTCTGAAATTGGCCCGACCCGCGCCGAGGCCACGCGCCGGTACTTCGGCAAGCTGTACGGCGACGAAGAGGAAGGCCGCAGCCAGGTCGTCTCGATGGATGTCCGCGACACCGTCGCAGCGCTCATGCCCTCCCTGCTGCGGGTGTTTTTCTCTTCCGAGCGACCAGTCGAGTTCGCACCGCACGGCCCCGAGGACGTAGCGACCGCCGAGCAGGCGACCGACTACATCAACTCAGTCGTCTTCAACCAGGATAACAGCGGATTTACGCAGATCCACAGCGCGTTCAAGGACGCTTTGGTCCGCAAGACCGGCATCATCAAGTACTACTGGGACAAGAGCGTCCAAGTCAAGACCTCGACCCACACGGGTCTGGACGAGCAGTCCGTCATGGCGCTGATGTCCGACCCCGACATCGAGATGTCGGTCACCAATCAGTACCCCGATCCCGCCGCCGAGCAGCAGATCCAGCAGGCGCAGGAGCAGATGCTGCAGATGCAGATGCCGCTGCAGCCAATGCAGGCGCCGATGTTGTCTGACGTGACCGTCACCCGCCGCATTACCCGCGGCGTGGCGAGGTTCGAGGCGCTGCCGCCCGAGGAATTTATCATCACCCGCAGGGCGCGCGGCCTGGCCGATGCCTCTCTGTGCGGGCACCGCAAGATGGCGACCGCCTCAGAGCTGGTTGCACTCGGCTACCCCGAGGAGTTGCTTGACGAGGTCGGCGGCAGCGATGACGACCAGTTCCTGACAAACGACGAGACGTTTGCGCGTAACCCACAGGCTACATATCTGAGCGACCAGGGTAGCGACCAGTCGATGCGTCGCTACCTGTACGTCGAGGCGTACGTGTTGATCGATTACGACGGCGACGGCATCGCCGAGCTGCGCAAGATCTGCACGCTCGGCCCGGGCTACAAGGTCGTCGGCAACGAGCCGGTCGACGAGCGCCCGTTCGCGGTGTTCTGCCCCGATCCCGAGCCGCATACCTTTTTCGGTATGTGCCCTGCTGATGTCGTGCAGGACATTGCCCGCATCAAGACCTCGGTCTTGCGCAACATGCTGGACAGCTTGGCGCAGAGCATTCACCCGCGCACGGTGGTCGTCGAGGGCCAGGTCAGCATGGCTGACGTGCTCAACAACGAGGTCGGCGGCATCATCCGCGCGGCCGCCCCGGGCATGGTGCAGCCGCTCGCGACGCAGTTTGTCGGCCAGCAGGCGTTTCCGATGCTTGAGTACCTCGACGAGCTGAAGGAAAGCAGGACGGGCATCTCCACGGCCAGCGCCGGCCTGGACGCTGATGCGCTGCAGTCGACCACCGCGACCGCGGTCGCCGCGACCGTCAGTGCCGCCCAAGCGCAGATCGAGACCATCGCACGGGTCTTTGCCGAGACCGGCATGAAGCAGCTTATGCGTGGCCTGCTGAAGCTGATTGTCGAGAACCAGGACAAGCCGCGCATGGTGCGGCTGCGTAACCAATGGGTGCCGATCGACCCGCGGAGCTGGAACGGTGAGATGGACGTTGTGTGCAACGTGGCGCTCGGCCGCGGCACCGACAACGACCGCATGCAGTTCCTGGGTGCGGTTGCGCAAAAGCAGGAGCAGATCTTCTCGACCATGGGTCCGCAGAATCAACTCGTCGGTATGCAGCAATACCGCACGACGCTTGCAAAAATGGTCGAGCTTGCCGGGTTCAAAGACGCATCTCAGTTCTTCACCGACCCCGCGAAAGTCCCGCC